CAGCCAGCACCGCGTGTTTGCACACGAAGTACAGGTCCGATAATGCTACCGATCACGTACCTAACGGTACGCGTTTAGTTACATTATTGGGATCCAACCTCGATTAAGCACCACGCGTCGAGATACGCGTCTATCGGGAACGTTACTGCGCCCTTTGCGTTCAAGTGAGCACAAAGATTCAAGAACGTGGTTCCAACCACTCCGGACACCTTCTGGTGCCTTCTCTTGAATACGCATTACAGGTGAGACAAACCTCTGAATGTCACGATGCCAATAGGCGTCGCGCCAGACAGAAGCGTCACACATCGAATACTCGGCTATACCGCCGTGATGAATGTTGTTCGTAAGAGCAACAGGCATACGGAAGTATTGCTTCGCTTTCGAATGAAGTAATGAATAAGCAGTAACAGCGGCCTCTTCATAGCCAGCAATGCGTAAACGCATTGCGACGTCTGAGAGAGACTGAAGCCCCGATAAGCCCTCGGCATCCAGTCGAGTCTTCCAGCGAACCGGTGTTACGTCAACGCCATTAAATGCGTCAACGCCACATGATTCTCTGAAGGACCCACGCCAAAAGGATTTCTCCTTATTGACGCAAAGACCAAAGCTCTCGAGATCGTCAATGACGAACTCGGCAGCTTCAGTCGGGACAAGGATGTCATCACCGAAGACAAAAACAGAGTTGGGTTGATGAAACCCATGACTCTGTAGTGATGCACAACATATAGCCCAGAATACCAAACTCTGCACAGGAAACGTTGTTGCGTTCCCCATGGGAGCGTAGCAGTGTAGATTATCATCAAATGAGGAGTTTTCTCCACCTGAGATGACAAACTTCTGAGCTCTACAGCAACCGAAGTACTTGTACTTCCTCCCAAAGAGGATCTGTACTAATACATCGGATATACGGTCAGATGCTTCCTTAAGATCAAGAGTCGCATACTTGCGACTCTTACTCGAAAGAAGAGCAATCTTACCGTTCACTGACTGATCATCGAAGTGGACATGGCCGCAAGGCCATGATCCATAAGATGACCGCCTAAGAGCGATCGCTCGCTCTAGTTCACACCTAACGCCTTGCTGAATCCAAATGGCTTCAGCTGGGTGAACACATATAAGGCGAGGCCCACGACTGTCCTTTGGGACAGCAATGAGCTTCGCTGTAATGTGTTCGTTCGTCAGAATACTCGTGCACGGGCTAGCTTCTTGGTTAAAATAAACCGAGAAGTAGTCCGAGTACGGGTAACAATGTTCTATAGAGTCATACCACTTGGTCCAGGCAACCCCTTTCGGAGTTGTACTAGCCCCAGGGCCGTGAAATGGGATAATTTCCCTTTCACGCATGACATAGAGCACTGATTGAACGTGTCGACGCGCAAGATCCAACAATCTCGGGTTCTGCCTTGACAGGCTGTTCCCGAAATCTCGAACCTGCGCGTTGGTTGAATGAAACCTTCCGAAGGTTTCAGCAGTGGTCGACGTGCTGTGTTGTACATGTGCTTTATAGCTGAACAGCAGAAGCTGCCTCAAGAGTCGTAGTTGTCCAGCATCCATTAAGGATGCTGCTACGATTCTATGCAGCTGTTTCGGGATGATATCGTAATCGGGTTTTAGCCCGTTCTCGATACATCGCAAAACATGCTTCTCCAGTTTAGGCGCATCGTTAATGCACCAATACAGATCATCACAAGATCCTCGTATTTCAGAGAACCCAGATAGATGAGCTATATCAACTAGCAGGCTACGATATGTTAGCATTATTGCTTGCATGTCTATTGTAGTATACAATGGCCTAGCTGTCGTTTCCGGTTACCATAACCGGCAACATCGCTTCAAGTTGCCTAGCTTCTCACTTGAGAAGGAAGGCAATACGGAGGAGCCCTTCAACGACGGTGACGACCTTGTCTATAACGCGCTTTCGGCGCGGAATAGCTTTGGTATCGTCACTTTTCATTGTTGAGCACCGCCGTCATGAAGTTCGCATCCGCCACCAGCGCCTTGAAGGTCGCCTGAACGTTAGAAACGTCAGCGGCCAGGGCAGTGTCGGGCACGGCGATGACAAAGTACATCGAAGTAGTGATACTCCGAAGACTGGCATCGATCGTGGTACGATCAACACGGGCCGTATACCGTTTTCCGGACACCTTGGTGGCCGAATCGATATACGACTGCGTCTTGATCGAAAGCACATCGGGGGTATTGATACCCCTGGCTGTGCTGCGGCGTTCGCTACCATCCTTTTCATCAAAGGATTTGGCGAACACGATGGTGTTGAACGTCAGATCGGCTTGCATTGTATACTTATGTTTGTATAGTTGAGAGGTCAACTATGGCCCCAGCGGAAATCCGCTGGCGATATTATACTACGCGGTTAGTCGCCTTAAGGCGCTGACCGATCAGAGCAGCCGTGATGGCGGCCTGATTCTTTCCGTAATATCCTTTCCAACCGGGCAAAAGGCTCGGCATGGGAAGGTTGGATCTCTCGTAGTGCTTGAACGCACATGTAGCAACGTGCCCGAGACCACAGTGCGCACCCGTTAAGGGCGAGTACCAGTCTCGGAACGCGTCACTGCTAACGTCATACCCAAACGACTTGGTGAAGGAGACAATCTCATAGGGGCAAACCCCTAGGAAATTATCAATCTCACGCAAGGCGCTACGAATGTCAACAAACCAGTTCACCACGAAAGAGAATGGAATTCTCTCCCATGCGAAACTGGCTGGAGACGTCGTAAACCGACTAAACAGGAAGTCAAGCTTTTGAAAAGCCTCACTTCCATATTGGCCGGTAGGTTTGACGACTAGGACATAACGATAGCCTGGAAACGATTCACAACGTCCTTGGTAGGATGTCGTTCGAACAGTAACGCCGTTAGGCGCAACAGTCGTCGTTCCAGTGATGCCAAACTTCATGGTAATCGGTATAAACCGACTAACACGAAATGGCTTCTGACTAACGTGTTCCTTTAGGCGGCGCTGCATATCAGGGGCGAACTTAAGGCAAGCCTTAAGATCTTGGATAATTGGCGCAATGCCAAATTTCCATCCCAGATATGTAGATGAAGCAGTGCGAAGCAACTTGCGGATTTGGTTCCAATTCTTAGCCATTTCTGGCAAAGAGTGGGCCATATCTTTAAGGCAGGGCCACAGTTCATTAGCCTCAACGATATTCAACAAGGCGTCAGCTTTTAGCTGGCGTGCTTGCTGAAGTAGGTCATTTTTAATGACCTCTTCGTTGTATGGAGGAACAGACATAGACCAACCACTTGGTAACGCGGCAGTCATGGTAGGACTTAAGTCCCAACCATTAATGTCATTCAGAGACGTATTCGCCCAATCAAAAGCCTCACGGCTATTGACTGCGTCGGGTTCGTATCTGACTGTACCATATGGCGTAGCAGCGTGATAGGGTTTCGCCCCTATATCGCCGATCAGCCCACAATCCCATGTCATCTTACGATGAATAACGGGATTAGTCTTTTCCTTACCGACCTCGTCGTGAATCCGTTCACGTGTCCCTTGTAGGGCCACGAATGGATACGATAAGACGGTAGGACCAGACCGAACTACCCCAGCAGCAGTTGTCAGATTACTATAAGTACTCTGAAACGTCTGCGCGGGTAGACTGAGGGTTACTATGTCTTTATTTCTAGTTCTCATCTGAGTTCAAAGACCCACG